TAAGCCAAAGTGGTGAAAGAACTAACCTGCGATTAGCGCTCATGTCATCGCCTCCAACAGCCAACGGCACTCCTCTTGGTAGATTGTACATCAATATTGTTAGAGCGAGGTTGTAATACGTGTTGAAGTCGTAAGTTCCAGGCTCTCCAGTGTCGCGGCCAGTCTGCTTAAGTCCAATGACCGATGAGATAATATGCGTCTTCCAGAATTGGTAGAGCTCTGGCAAGTTGCGACAATCGTCCATGAACTGATCAAACAAAGCTATGTGAGCCTGGTCCAGGCCAAAATGGTACATCAGTTTCAGCTCAATGCCCAGGCTATCACCGCGCTGCGTTGAGTCGAAATTCTCCAAGTCACTCTCAGTGCTTTCTCGGTCCTGCCAGTGCTTGCGAGCCCATGCATCAAAGTCATCTGCTGTTTTTTCGCAGTTGCAGTACAACTCTGCGGGAAACTTGTGCATGACCTTGCAACGTAAGTAGCGAACCATGGGCCCGAACAATAAGATAATGGCGTCCTGGCAAGTGGCAAGGCTTTGTCCTGCTTTGGCAGGCTTTCCGAGGGTTTCTAGCTTTGCCTTGAGCTGTGACTTTACGAAATGGTCCACAAAGTTGATCTTCCAGAAGGGGTCGCTGCGCTTGACATTGTTGAGCAAAGTTTGCTGCGTCTTGGTGGTCAACTTGCGGAATTCAGTCTCAAAGATGCATTGCTCAAACAGTTCGGTATCCAGCCTTTCAGGGAACTTTTGAAAACCCAGGTAGCCGGCTAGGTGATCGAATAAGATCTGTGCCTTCCAATCCGAGCTGTGTAGATCCTCGAGATTATCATCAACAGTGCCAGGGGACAAGCGTTTCTTAATGGTGACTGGGAAAAGGATTGGATCAGTACCACGCTGATTAGGAAACAATTGTTCTGTTGGCATGCCGGATGGGTTATGACGTTCAGTGAAGCAACTCGTCATGCCCGCATCGGTCAGCACCTCTCGCTGCTCTCGATAAGTCAAACCATCTAGGGCTTGGTCGAGGATTCTGGAGGGATCAGCACGGGGCAAGTGGGTACGCTCGATCTGTCTTTGTTCTATTGTCTC